GTCAACATCTTCGTCGTTGACGAAGGTTGTGGAAGCCTCAGCTGGTTGGCAGGACTCAAGACCAGGCTGGCGGACGCTCTCACTGTCACTACCTTTTTTGGTTTGATCGACAACCCCGAGCAACACGTCATGCCAGGCGCGCGCATTCCAGGCACCTCTGCTGAGACCACTCTCTCTGGTCCGAGCAAAGTGCAGTTTGGCCGCCTCTTTGGTTTCATCAGGCGCGTGTACAACCCCAAGGCCAACGCCATCCTGCGGCTCTTGGATGGCGTTGGACTGCCCTCAGTCTACCGTGGAGAGATTTACACTCAGCTCTTCACAGACGTCGTCAACGACAAGGCACTGACAGGCCGCTACGCCACCACTTTCACCAATGGCGTTGTCACCATCAACTCCTCGTTCGTCCAGTGGTTGGTCAGTATCCTCGAGCAGCAAGTCTCCGCCGCTCGCACGGAGCATGATGGGTCATACCCATCCCAGGACACGATCAACAACACCCTCCTATTTGCCTACAACGAGAAGTTGCGGCGCGAACTGCATAGCCATCGTGGGACCTCGACGAAAGTCACCCGTGCCGTCCCTTTAAACAGCTCTCGCGCACCCACCCACGTGGAGGCTGCACTGTTCCAGTAACTTGCCTTCTTGGCATCTCGCCGCCCGTGAGCTCATTTCAGAAGAGGTTCGTCTTCAATGAGCGATGGAAACTCATCCCCGGTAGTAACCCGAATGCCAGGTGGGTGAATAACGAACCACAATTCGGGGATGGAGGTGACTTCGACGCACCCCGTCCTTCCATTCCCGAATACACTAAAGCACATGCATGTAAGTACACACAGTTCGGCCCCTACGTCTTCCACAACGGGCACGTATTCGCCGACTCTCCTTCCAATCTTCGACTCGCGCTGCGACGCCACACCGGCACTCGTGACGAGGACCCCTTGCGCCACGCACTCGGGTACCCGCCGCGGGAGGCCGACACGACGATTTTCACATCTCCGGATGATTTCATTCTCGGACTTGATCGTGAACTTTACGCGCGCCAGCGCGATAACTACCCCCAGCATCCATTTCACCAGGTGCTGCGGCGGGTGGTTCATCGGCGCTCTTACGAGACGAAGGAAGAGTACCAACTGATGGTCGAGCATTACGCGGATCCACACCCGAAGCGGAGCCTCCGAATCCAGGCCTTCGAAGAGATGCACGGTCGGGCTGCAATTCAACGCACAGCCCACACCGACCGCCTCTACGTGAAGCGACCCGCCATTAAGCTCAAGACCGGCGAGTACGGCAAGAAGAACAAGTATGGCAGAGTGATTGTCAATTTCGGGACGCCAGCGTCCCTTCAGGGCGCTTGGGTCACGGACATGATCAAGCATGCGATGGAAGTCGACGTTCCATACGCCGATGGACACGTTCGGTTTATCGCCACCCCTGACCCTCTCGCACTCGCGGAGGTCTTTGACAAGCTACACAGCCCGCCTGGCGTCTTCTATGGGGTGGCGTTTTCTGACGACATGGCATTCGCCATCCGTGACACCCTCGGGCGTGTTCATCGGTTCAACATTGACATCAGCTCCTGTGACAAGTCGCACGGGTTGGTCGTCTTCCGAACCTTCGAACAGCTTGGACTCGGTAGTCACCGTGCCACCCTGCGAAGGCTCGCCTCTACTTGCCAACTTACGCACGAACTGCGTGACCCCTTCAACCCTAAGCGAAAACTCACTCTCAAGCCACGTGAGATCGCCATGGGGTCCGGGGTCACACTCACCACGGCACTCAACACCAC